ATGACTCCCCTGCCCCGCTGCCTTCTGGCAGCGGGGCTTTTTGCCACTTCTCCCGCTTTATATGCAACATCCGGCTCTTTTGCGTGTAAGGTCGCAGGATGTACTTACCCATCCCGCAGAAAGGATGATGAAATGAAAATAGCAGAAGTACGGGTCAGCGGGTGCCGGTGCGAGACGGTTCGTCTGGAGCCGATTCCCCGCGGGATCGTGGGTGCGGTAGTTGCCGTCGAATACACGGACCCCGCGTGGGATTCCCTCCGGAAAACGGTGGTTTTTCGGGGCGCGGCGACGAAGGATGTATTGGATGCCGGGAACGAAATCGTGATACCTGCTGAGGTGGTCAGCAAGGCAGGAGGCAGCCTGTACATGGGCGTGTACGGCGTGGATGCCGAGAACCATGTGGCCATCCCCACCATCTGGACGGAGCTTGGTGTGATTCAGGGCGCGGCAACCCCTTCCGGCGATGCCTCCACCGCCCCTTCCCTGCCGGTCTGGGCGCAGATTCAGGCCATGGTCGGCGATTTGGGTACGCTGGACACCGAGGCGAAGTCCAATCTCGTGGCGGCAATCAACGAAGCACTGACAAAGGGCGGCGAGATTGCCCCGGCTGAGGTGCAGAGAATCGTGGAGGACTACCTGAAAGCCAATCCGCCCGGAACAGTTTCTGACGGAAAGGACGGTATCACCCCGACCATCGGCAAAAACGGGAACTGGTATCTGGGCAGCACCGATACCGGCAAGCCGTCGAGAGGGGCGGACGGCACTCCGGGAGCGACTGGTGCGCCGGGTAAAGACGGCGCACCAGGTGCCGATGGAAAGGATGGCATTACGCCGACCATCGGCAAAAACGGGAACTGGTATCTGGGCAGCACCGATACCGGCAAGCCGTCGAGGGGCGCTGGCGGCACTCCGGGAGCGGCTGGTGCGCCGGGTAAAGACGGCGCTCCGGGTGCTGACGGAAAGGACGGCATCACTCCGGCCATCGGTGAAAACGGGAACTGGTATCTGGGAAACACCGATACCGGGAAGCCCAGCCGGGGCGAGAACGGTGCAGTCCCCGATATCCAGATCGGCACGGTCACGACCCTTCCGGCAGGCAGTGATGCGACTGCCAGCATGGGCGGCACGGCAGAAAATCCGCTGCTCAATCTTGGCATCCCGCGGGGTGCGGACGGGCAGGGCGGCGGCTCCGGCGGCACGGATATTTCCCTTGGCCTTACGTCGGCCACGGTGGGGCAGACGATAAAAGTCAAGGCCGTGGATACCGATGGAAAGCCCACCGCGTGGGAAGCAGCGGAAAGCGGCGAAAAATGGGAAAAGATCGCGGAGATCATCATTCCCGACGACGCGGAGGAAAGCAATGCGCTGACCATCGACAAGGACATTAATGGCCAGCCCTTTTCCCTCCTGAAAGCGCGGCTCTGCGGGAAATTCCCCAAGTATACCGGCGGGAGTACCATCCCGGGCTTCAGCTTTGCCATGCTCAACGGGAAAACCACCGGTAATCCCAGCCCGGCAGTTTATACTTCCCTTTGGCCTAAGGTCGAAACTGCCCGTCTGGTGGGAGTCGTCTATGAGGTGGATATTTCCGGAGCACAGGTGATAGAAAGCGTATTGCGTTCAGCCGGCGGCGGATGGGGTGAGAACATGGGCATGTATGGCAGTTCCGCTAGCACCTACGTGAAGTATTTCACGGATTCGCTCTGGGCGAAGCCCATTACCTCCATCGGTGGAACCGGTATGCTGATTTTCCCCGGCTGTAAATTCGTTCTTTACGGCGTGCGGGCGTAAGGAGGACGGCCATGAACATGTGTGAAAATGGAGTGATTCGCCCAATGTCCCCGGAGGAAATCACAGAACTGAACCGCCAGCAGGCCGAAGCCCCCGAGCCGGTTCCTACCCAGGATGACCGCATTGCAGAGCTGGAAGCGCAGAATCAGGTGCTTACCGAGTGCCTGATGGAGATGTCGCAGATCGTGTATGCTTGAACATTCAGAAAGGATGATGTTTATGATGGCTATGTTGTGGGCGCAGCAGATCATGCTGGGTAAAAAAACCTTTGCGGACGTTCCCCGGCTGCTGAAGAATAAGGTGAAGGAGATCCTCATGGGTTCCGGCATGGAAGAACTGGTAACACTGTGACGGAGGACGGAGGGTGACAGTTGAACAAATTCAGTGCTTGCTCACTTATCTGGGCTACAACCCCGGCGCGGTGGATGGCGTTAACGGCCTGAAAACCGCGGCAGCGGTACTGGTTTTCCAACAGCAGGAAGGGCTCCGGCAGGACGGCGTACCGGGTCCCGAGACGCAGGGGGCGCTTCTTTCGGCTGTAGCGACTGGACGGATGTACACGCCCGTCATGGGGAATCAGTCGCCTGACTGGTGGGGGGATATCCGGTATTTCAAGCGTGATGAGTTCCGCTGCCCCTGCGGCCGGTGCGGCGGGTTCCCGGTGGAGCCGCAGGAATCCATGGTTCGCACTGTGGATGAGATCCGGCGGCGGCTGGGCGTGCCGGTTTCCGTTGTGGACGGCGGCGGCTCCGGCGTCCGGTGCGCGGCGCACAATGCGGAGGTCGGCGGCGTGGCCAATTCTCAGCATCTGTACGGGCTTGCCGCTGATCTGCACAGTGCCGCAAGTCCGGCGGAGATGAAAGCCGCGGCGGAGGAAGTTCTGGGGCACACTGGAGGAATCGGGCTGTACGGCTGGGGCATTCATGTGGATACCCGGCAAGGATACGCTCGATGGAAAGGTTAGGAAATGAGGAATTATGGATGGACTTGGAGCATGAGCAAAGATTGACCGCTGTGGAGGAACGGTCGAAATCCAACAGTCACAGACTGGATAAACTGGAGGAATCCAACGAGGTCATCAGCCGGCTGGCGACCTCCATGGAGGTCATGGCAAACAAGCAGGAACAGGTCGCGGACACCGTTGACAAGCTGGACGGCAAGGTCACGGCTCTGGAACGGAAGCCGGGTAAGCGCTGGGACGGGTTCGTGGAAAAGCTGATCTGGGCAATTGCTGCCGCGATCGTGGGGTTCGTTCTGGCTCAAATCGGGCTGGGTTAGTTTTCAGGAGGGATGATTATGACTAGGGAAAAGGTAATCGCGTGGATCAAGGCCGCCGGGGTACGGGCGCTGAAAACCGTTGCGCAGACCGCCGCTGCGACCATCGGAACCGCCGCTGTGCTCGGCGACGTAAACTGGGTCATGGTGGGTTCTGCTGCCGCTCTGGCGGGGGTTCTGAGCCTGCTGACCAGTGTGGCGGGGCTACCGGAATTGAAGGCTTGA